ATAACTCTATTTTCATCTTTTACTATTTGTAGACATTTTATTTATTTGTTTGAATGAATAAAAACCAATGTTCTAGGTTTTTTCTTATTTGTTGTATTATGCGAGTCATTTTTTCTAAAAGAATGCGTTTTAACATAGGAAGAAATAGGGTTTTGTCCTTTATTCTTTGATGATGTTTTGAAAAGTGAATTTAGTTCTTTTAATTCAGCCGTTAGTTTTTGAACATTTATGGGTTCAGTTGCAGTTTCAAATAGATAATGAATAAAAATTTTTTTTAACTTATTAAAAAGTGCAAGCGCTCGCTTATCAAGTTTTTTATAGTTTTCAGATAAAATGCTAACAATTGGATAATATGTCATTACAAGTCCCCACACATCAATGTTCTTTAAAAAAACTTCGGTAAAATAATCCATTTCCATAAAATGTCCATTTCTAGTATACTTTTGTAAAACTTGCGTCAAATATTCAATAATATAAAAATAGAGAAATTCCATTTCAACAATTTCTTTGCGGTTTTCCTTATCAATATTTTGTAAATCATTTTCAAAAAGTTTTAACATAACGTTGATCATATATTTTATATGCCCCGGCCCTCTCTTTTCATTCCATAAAAATATATAATCTATTAAAAAGGTTCTGATTTCAAAATAAGTAGGCTCAGCCTTTTCTTTTAATAATTTTGCATACATTTTTGTGAAGGTATCATTAAAAAATATGAGAGAAAATGGTAAATTGTATTGAAAAGGTCTATCAACCATCGCGCTTGGAATAGTTTTTCCATCAAATTTTGCTGATAAACCCCAGTCGATTAACTTTGTATGAAAACCATTTTTTGTACTTACTAAAATATTGGATTCTTTTACATCGCCGTGATAAATATTAAATCTGTTCATTGGCTCAATTCCATTCAATAAAAGGTCAATTAGCGAATCATTTAAATAAATATATTGCTTTTCTTGTTTAGTTGTATCTACAAAGTCTCCGACATCTAAGCCTCCGTCCGGCATATTCAATAGCCCAATTTTATCCAAATTATTGTTTACATCATTTTTATAAATCCCAGCTTTTTTCAACGCTTTACATTTTTTATCATAGTTTTTTAAATCGCCATCTGTTAATTTATCTGGTTTGCAAGTATACACGCCATCAATAAAAAAATAATTTTGATAATTAGGAATTTGTTGCAAAAAAGGTTTGAACTTAACTATATCATTATATTCATTATCCAAATTTTTTAACGTCATCAATTTTGAAATTTGTCCTTTTGTTCTTTGCTCATCGACGCATTTTAACGCAGGTCTAAATATACATCCATAACCTCCAGACGCAATTACTTTTCCTCCGTATTTTATATCATGATTTTTTAATGTTTTTTTCATTTTTGATTTCATCGTTTTTGTTTTTTTTTCTAATAGTCTTTTTTTTGAATTATTCATAACTAATATATCTATATATTAAAAGTTTTAACAAAAGTTATTTTTAATAATGATAATAATAGTAAATCAAACCAATTATGCATAAAATTAGCGCAAAATAAATAAGTTTTGATCTCATTTTATAAAATTCTTGATATTTAACATCTTTGGGTTTATAATTTTCGTAATAACTTTTATAAAAATCTTCTAGAGTTATTTTTGGCTTTTCCAACTTTTCATTTATTTTATTATGAATAAACCAAACCCACCGAACAAATGATTCACGATTATCTAAATATGGTGTTATAGGGTATTGCTCTAATAGTTCACTAAATTCATTTGCTATTTTTTCTATAGGTAAAAATGTATGAAGATTCTGAATTAGGTCGTAATAAACTTTTTTTGTGACAGCATTTGGATGGTGGGGATATGTTATTGAAATTGTATGTAAAAAAAACCAATAATGCGGCCCCCAAACTTTTGGGTCAAGATAAGTCATTTATATATAAAATATATAAAAGGAACTCTTTTTAAACATATAGTTTTATGAGCAAAAATAATAATGTATGTAATAATTGTGGTAAACATGGACATTTGTTTCACCAATGTAAACTTCCTATTACAAGTTATGGAATTATATTATCAAGATGTAGTAGTAAAGGTTTGCAATTTTTAATGATACGGCGAAAAGATAGTTTTGGATACATAGATTTTATTCGGGGAAAATATTCACCTTATAATGTTGACCAAGTTCAAAATTGTATAAATGAAATGTCATTTCAAGAAAAAGAAAGATTAATGTTTGAACCTTTTGATGTATTATGGAAAATGATGTGGGGTGAAACATCTGGAATGCAATATCGAAATGAAGAGTCTGCGTCAGCTAAAAAATTTGAAACAATAAAAAATGGGGTCCTTGTTAATAATGATTTAATAACATTGATGGATTTGATTAAAAATAGTAAGACAACTTGGACTGAAACTGAATGGGAGTTTCCAAAAGGTAGAAGAAATTATCAAGAAAAAGATTTGGAATGTGCGCTTCGTGAGTTTGAGGAAGAAACTGGTTATTCTCAAAAAGATGTAACAATTATAGAAAACGTGCTTCCATTCGAAGAAATATTTATAGGGTCAAATCATAAGTCGTATAAACACAAATATTTTTTAGCTTATATGAACGACACAATTGATAATTTACAAAATTATCAAAAAACTGAAGTTAGTAAAGTAGAGTGGAAAACCATAGAGGAATGTTTAGTGTCAATAAGACCATACAATTTAGAAAAAATAAAGTTGATAAAAAATGTGAGTAAAATATTACAAGAATACGGCTTGTACTTTTAAACCGATGAACATTTAAAATTTATATTTTTTCTTATATAATATAAAATGCCTTTAACAGGATTGAATGTTGCTAAGAGTTTTAATTTTAGGAATCCATCTATTAACGCCTATTCTTTCAGAATGCAGCATGGAACTACCAGCCCCCAACAAACAAATAATTACCATTATGCCGCTTTTGCCGCAGGAAATTTGACGGCGTCAAGAACAATTCGTGGTTTAGGAAATGGTCCACACGGAAGTAATACTTTTTTATTGAAACTTTATGGTAGATAAATTAATATATAAATTGTTAAAACTACTATACATTATATTCATAATATATAGTAGATGATTGCAGAAAAAATAAAAAACCCCACGATGAAAATTATAGAAACTGAAGATAGCTTTAATTCCGATGAATTAGAAACAATATTTGAAACGAATGAATGCGGCGAATCAGAAAACTACTACAACAAAGAATGTAATAAATTTTTATTGAAAAAAGAACTAATAGAACGTGAGGAATTGGAGGAAAACCCGGATTCAAATGCTTATTTATATCCCAACTTGAATGACCCAAATTTCAACATTAAAATAGCAGAGAAGAAAGAATTTAATGATACAAAATATGATGGCAAATTGAAAAATATAAAAGAGCAAGCCGAAGTGTTAAGTAGAGCGGAGTTTGAAATGGCTCCGCATCAGGCATTTGTTCGGAATTTTCTCTCTTTTCAAACGCCATATAATAGTTTATTGTTATATCATGGCTTGGGAAGTGGAAAAACATTAAGTTCTATTGGAGTATGTGAAGAAATGCGCGACTACTTGAAACAAATGGGAATAAATAAAAGAATAATTGTCGTTGCGTCGCCTAACGTCCAAGATAACTTTAAAATGCAGTTATTTGACGAGAGAAAACTACAAAAAGTAGATGGCATTTGGACTACAAATAATTTTATAGGGAACAAATTAGTGAGGGAGGTAAATCCAATGAGCATGAAAGACATGCCTAGAGAGAAAATAGTGAGTCAAATAAAGTCGTTAATAAATTCTTCCTATTTATTCTTGGGGTATGGCGAATTTGCTAATTATATTCGTAAAATAGAAGATGTGAAAGAAGAGTATAAAAATGAGAAAGATAAAGAAGGGCGCCGACTCAGAAACTTGCGCCTTGAGTTTAATAGTCGTTTAATAGTTATTGATGAAGTGCATAATATTCGTATAAGCGAAGATAACGAAAATAAAAAAGTAGCAATGTATTTAATGTCTCTGGTTAGAGCGGCAGAAAATATGCGTCTTTTGTTGCTTTCTGCGACGCCAATGTATAATAGCTTTAAAGAAATTATATGGCTTTTGAATTTAATGAATGTAAACGATCGTAGAGGAACAATAGAAATTAAAGATGTGTTTGATAAAAACGGCAACTTTAAAGAAGGTGGCGAAGAATTATTAGCAAGAAAAGCAACAGGGTATGTTTCTTTTGTTAGAGGAGATAACCCGTATACATTTCCTTTTAGAGTATTGCCTGTCGATTTTGATAGAGAGCGTACTTTCAAAGATGTGCGAAATAAGTATCCAAAATTTCAAATGAATGGCAAAGAAATTAAAACTAACGATATACTTCAAATATTAGATTCAAGTGTTTTTTTAACAAATGTTGGAAGCTATCAAGCAAAAGGGTATAAATATATTATTGATAGTTTACGAAAAAAACAAATAACTATAACTACGAAGCAGGGAGCTGTGAGAGATATGCCATCTTTTGAAAATATGGAGTCTTTTGGTTATACTATTTTACAAATTCCTCTTGAAGCGTTAAACGTTGTATATCCCACAGATGCGCTAGATAACGCAATTATTGACGTTAAACCAGTATCGGCGTTTTCACTAAGTTCGTCAGGCAGCTCAAACGAGTCATTATCAAGCGAAAAATTGCTTTTAGGTGGCCAATCTAGTTCTAGTTCTAGTTCTAGTTCTGATTCTATAAAGAAAATTGACATTAATCCAAATGACTTGACGGGAATCAAAGGATTGACTAGAACAATGAATTTTGTTAATAGAAAAACGCCTGCCGAATTTGGCTCGTTTGAATATAAAACTAGTGTTGAACAAAAATATGGTAGGATTTTTTCTCCAAATGAAATTGGCAAATATAGTGGTAAAATAAAAAACATATGCGAAAATATTGCTTCAACAAACACCGGCGCAATAGCTGAAGGTGTTATTTTAATTTATTCGCAATATATTTCTGGCGGTTTATTACCAGTTGCGCTTGCGCTTGAAGAAATGGGATTTACACGTTTCGGAGAAAATGCGAAACCATTTTTTAAAACTCCGCCAACGCCTGTGGTGGATGTAAGAACAATGAAACCTAGGAAAGATAAAAATACAGATTTTATTCCTGCCAGGTACGCAATGATAACCGGTGACCCCCGTATTTCGCCAAATAATGATTACGATGTCAAAGCATTAACTGGATTAGATAATAAAGATGGAAACAAAATAAAGGTAATATTAATATCAAAAGCTGGTTCGGAAGGCCTTGATTTCAAATTTATACGGCAAGTACATATTTTGGAACCATGGTATAATATGAACCGCATAGAACAAATTATAGGACGGGCGGTACGTAATTTTAGTCATAAAGACCTTCCTTTTGAAAAAAGAAATGTTGAAATTTTTATGTATGGCTCTTTGTTAGAAGATAAAAATGAAGAGGCTGCCGATGTCTATGTTTATCGTGTTGCAGAATTTAAAGCCAAACAAATTGGAAAAGTTAGTAGATTATTAAAAGAAACATCTGTTGATTGCATACTTAATTATGATCAAAGCAATTTCTCTCAAGAGATTATTTCAGAAACTTTGAAAGAACCCATCGAGCAAATTTTATCAAATGGAAAAGTTTTAAAAGACTTTAAAGCTGGAGATGCGCCTTATTCTGCGGCATGCGACTATATGGCAGATTGCCAATATAAATGTAGACCATTTAAAAAAATAACAGAAGATGATTTGAAGGAGGATACTTACAATGAAAACTTTATCATGATGAACTCAGAGAAAATAATTCAAAAAATTCGCTCTCTCATGAAAGAAAGGTTTTTTTATAAGAAGGCCGATCTTATTAAAATGATAAATACACCAAAAGTATATCCATTGGTTCAAATATATGCAGCGCTTACGCATTTAATAGAGGATAATAATGAATTTGTTACAGATAAGTTTGGAAGAAATGGTCATTTAATAAACATTGACGAGTATTACCTATTTCAACCAATTGAGTTAACGTATGAAAATGTTTCTATTTTTGATAGGTCTGTGCCAATCGATTACAAACACAATATGATAAAGTTTGATATAAAACAAGACATATTATCATCTTTTACTAGTAAAAAAAATTTAGAAGATAAAGAAGGAAAAGATGTAAAAGAAAAAATAATCGCATTAAATCCCGTAATGGAAGATCTAAAATATAAGTTTAATTTAGCAAATGAGTTTATCAACACTGAACAAAATGTTACAACTTCAGAAAAAGACTTGGATAATAATTGGTATAGGTATTGCGGGATTGTTATAAGAAAAATGGTAAAACAAGGTATAGCACTAGATACATTAATTGAATTTTTAGTTGAACACATTATTGACATGACTTTGTTTCATGAAAAAGTTGCTATATTGAACTATTTATATTCCTTAGAAATAGTAGACGAAAGAAGTTTTGAAGCACTAGCCAAAGCTTACTTAGATAAAAAAATTTTAAAAACGGGCGTTTTGACTGCAATAATATTATATGATGCGGATAAAAGAAAAATACTTAAATTTAATGATAGAAAAAATAAATGGGTAGATGCCGAACCAGAAGATATAAAAGATTTAAGTAGCGCTATTAAAGAAAGTTTTTCAATAAATGTAGCAGACTTTAATAATTTTGTTGGTTTTATTGGATCTGACGATAAAAAGAAGTTTATGAGCTTCAAGTTGAAAAATATGAAAGAGAAACGACATACTGGCGCCAGATGTGACCAAAAATCAAAGTCAAAAATATTAGAAATTATGAATATCATAGAAGGCGAGGAGAAGTTTACAAAAGAAAATACAAAAGGCGTAACGCAGGCCGAGTTATGTCCTTTTCAAGAGCTAACTTTGCGAAACTATAATAGGATAAAAAAAAATGGCAAAGTATGGTTTTTAGATCCCGAAACTGCAAAAATTTATGGGTTTTAAGAATTAAAATTGAAGAGTATTAAAAAGATATTATGTACTAATAATATATTTATGGAACAACAATCAGCAAAAGCCCCTCAACAAAAATATAAAAAAAAGGAAGCAAAGGTAATAACAATTTATTCGAGATGTTTGATAACGCGTAATATTCTTTTACCAATGACATCCGTAGGGAAAAATCTTAAAGAAACTATTGAAAAAAATATTGTTTCTAATTTTGAAGGCAAATGTGTAGTTGAGGGGTTTGTTAAGCCTGAGTCTAGTAAAGTCATTACTTATTCGAGTGGACTTATTCAAGGGACAAATGTATCCTTTGAGGTTGTTTTTGAATGTGAAATTTGTTGTCCAGTTGAAGGAATGTTAATATCTTGCGTTGCAAAAAATATTACAAAAGCCGGTATTCGTGCAGAAAGCGCAGACGAAAGTCCATCACCAGTCGTCGTCTTTATTGCGCGAGACCATCACTTTTCCGTTTCACAATTTGCTAGTGTGCAGGAAGGAGATAAAATTATGGCGCGTGTTATTGGGCAACGATTTGAATTAAATGACAAGTACATTTCAATAATTGCGGAACTTGTAGTTGAAAAGAGCCAAAAGAAAAAGGAAGCAGCAAAACCAAAGCTAGTTTTTGAAGATAACTAACATTTCATTTTATATAAGTTAAAACCAAAATATAAACTCATATAAAACCCACACAAAAACCAATATAAAAACAAAAGTTTAAATATTTTAAAATGGAAGAAGAAATTGACATTTTTGAATTGAATAATGTGAGAGATAAACTGGAAGGAATGTCAAAGTTTAACCAAATTGAAGTGTTACGTATACTTAGTAAATATAAGGAAGTTACTTTGAATGAAAATAAATATGGCATTCATATAAATCTTACAGAGTTAAAAAAAGAAATTGTTGATGAACTCAAAAAGTATATTAACTATGTGAACACGCAAGAAAATAATTTAGACCAAATAGAACAGCAAAAAGAAACCTTTAAGAATATATATTTTACAAAAGATAATAAAGATATTAAGGGAAAGTGATTTAAGAGCAAATGGATTTTGCAAACTTAGAAGAATTTATGCTAACAGGTAAAAAAATTGCGAATAGTACTTTTTTTACCAATAAACAACAAATTAACTTAAAAAATGAACCAATAAAATTATCAACGCCAAAGCTGTCTTCAATGCCAAAATGCGAAGAGCCGAAAGACGAATTTTTGTTTCCAAATCAAAAAGACTCTTTATTTTGGTGTTTTTACATTATGAAAAATGGTCTTGAATCTTTTGCATCATTAGATAATATAAATGTCGTTCTTGAAAAAAAAATGAAGATTGAATGTGTTGAATTCTTGAGAAAAAATAAAAGCCTGCTCAAAGCAGCAAAGATTTCACCGCTAACTACCATTGAAAATTTTCTTGTTAATGAGGATAAAATAGATGTAAATACATTTTTTGCTTTATGCGTTGCCAATAATATAAGTGCGTTGTACATTTATAAGAATACGTATTTTTTGTTGAATGCAAGTGTGAGTGCAAGTGTAAGTGAAACAAAACCCGAAACTGAAACTGATAAAAATTTGTATATTGTAAAACGAATTGAAAATACACTGAAAACAGGGATTCTCCAAAGTGAAAAAAAAGCAAAGGAGTATCTAGACACTTTTTATAAAGTTGACAACATTTCTAAACCGGTAAAAGCAATGTCTGCGTATAAACTTGATGAGATAGTTGAAATTGCAAAAAAATTAGGAATTGAAACGATAAATTCAGTTACAAATAAACAAAAAACAAAAAAGGATATTTATGAGTTAGTTGTTCAGTATTTCTAATTAAAATTGATAAGAATATAAAAAATATAAGGATTAATATATAACAGATGTCAACAATTGTTGAACAAAAAGACTCTAAAAATAAAAAACATATGTTTCAACAAGAGAGAGACAGAGACAGAGACAGAGAGTCGCCTCAGATATTATTTGAAAAATTGGTAAATACTTATTACGCGCAAGAACCTTTTACCAAATATTCAAAAAAAAATTTAGAGCTAGAAGTAAAGTTTGGAACTAAAGGGGTAAAATATTTAACGAAGATTGATTATGATAATGTTATACGAAAACTTAAATCATTTGGATTTATTTCGAACAACGAACAAGGCGCATATATGTTAAGGATACAAAATGAATTTTTAGATTCTGTTTCTGGACGTTTCAAAGAATCAAATATTAGAACGGAACTGCTAGGTTTAAATAGTATACAAGAGTATTGTAAAAGCAATGATGTCAAAAAGTTATTGTCTGATTCGCAGTATAATAGATGTGTTAGTTTTGTTAAAAAGGACGCAGTCTTCATTAAGGATGATAAAGTACGAGACGTCAATTTTAATGATTTTAACTTTCGAATTTCATTAAAAAGCGAAGAAAGTTTAGGTGTTGCGGATAAAATAACCAGAAATATTATTGAAAACTGGGAAAAAACAAAAAAAACTTTATTTCGCTATATTAATCGTGTAACATTTGCTCATCCAGATTATCCAATAAACGCTGACATTAGCATAGTAAAAAATTCTAGAAAAGAGAATGACGCATTTGTAAAAGTTTATAGAACAGACGAGTCTGGCGTTTTTACAAATATTGAAACCTATGAAATTGAATTGGAAATTGATAATTCAAAAATTGGTCCGGGAACTTTGTTCAATTCACCCGAAAAAATTGTTCAGGCTATTCGAAAGGTGATAAAATTTGTTTTGATGGGATTGCAAGGAACCAACTTTCCAATTTCATATACTGAGCAAAAAATGGTTCTTCAATCGTATATGAAAATGATATATGGTGATGATTTTGACCCGACAGATTACAAAAAGGGAAGAATATTTAATAGTAACTTTATTGGTCCGTCGTCTTATACGCTACAAATGCAAAATGTAGTTTCCCTTGACGAACATATGATTGTTCCAAATATACGTAATAATTATGTTGTAACCGATAAAGCAGACGGCGATAGACACTTACTCTATATTTCTGGTAATGGGAAGATGTATTTAATAAATACAAATATGAATGTAATATTTACGGGAGCTGTAACAAAAGAAAAAGCTGCATTCAATACATTAATTGACGGCGAATTAGTCTTACATAATAAGCTTGGCGACTTTATAAATTTGTTTGCTGCATTTGACATTTATTATATGCAAAACAATGACATACGTTCGTATAGTTTTATTCCGGCGACAGCTGAAGACAATAAAGCAAAATCCAGATATCCTTTAATGAAAAATGTTTTCCGTGTCCTAAATGCAGTTTCAATAATAGAAGGAGAAATAAGTCCAATGCGTTTTGAATCTAAAGGATTTCATCCAAGAAATCCAAGTGATAACATATTTTCAGCTTGTAACTATATATTAACACGTGAAAAGGAAGGCGCTTACGAATATAATACTGATGGATTAATATTCACGCCCGCATTCCTTGGAGTGGGTTCAAACAGCATTGGAAAGGCAGGACCATTGAAAAAAGTTACATGGGAGTATTCGTTGAAATGGAAGCCGCCGAAGTACAATACAATTGACTTTCTTGTAACTACCAAAAAAACTGCGAACGAAGAAGATATTGTAACACCAATATTTTCAGATGGAATGGACACAACAAATATTTCGCAATTGAAACAATACAAAACAATTATATTACGATGTGGGTTCAGTCAAAGAGACCATATCTATCTAAACCCTTGTCAAGATGTACTTGATGATAAGTTGCCTGAGTTTAGTGACGCTGAAAATGAAAATACTTATGAACCAAAACGTTTCTATCCAACAGACCCCTACGACGAGACTGCTGGAATATGTAATATAATGTTACGAAAAGATGATTCTGATACAAATCAAATGTTTACAGAAGAAGAGCAAGTGTTTGAAGATAATACTATTGTAGAATTTAGTTACAACCCTGATGCTGAACCAGGATGGCGTTGGGTTCCTTTACGTGTGCGCTATGATAAAACTGCAGAATTAAGACAAGGTGGGAAAAATTACGGAAATGCATATAATGTTGCAAATAGTAACTGGAAATCTATTCATAATCCAGTTACAGAAGAAATGATAACAACTGGAACAAAAATCCCGGATTTTATTGGTGATGAAAATGTTTATTACAATAGAACAACCGCATCTACCAAAACAAGAGCGCTGCGAGATTTTCATAATTTGTATGTAAAATTGCTATTAATTACTAGTGTTTCAAAGAAAGGAGATACACTTATTGATTACGCTTGTGGTAAAGGCGGCGACTTTTCAAAATGGATAAAAGCCCAACTATCATTTGTTTTTGGCATCGACGTTCACGCGGATAACTTGGAAAATAAAATAGATGGAGCTTGTGCAAGGTTTTTGAATTTAAGAAAAAAATTTCAGAATATGCCGTATGCTTTATTTGTTAATGGAAATAGTACTGCAAATATTAGAAATGGGTCAGCTATGATGAATGATAAGGCGGTCGAAATAACAAAGGCTATATTTGGCGAGGGAACTAAGGAAAGTGATAAAATAGGGAAAGCAGTTGCCAGGCAATATGGAAAAGGAGCTGAAGGATTTTCAATATCGTCTTGCCAGTTTGCTATACATTACTTTTTCGAGAACCAAACAACGTTTCAAAATTTTATGCGAAACGTTGCCGAGTGCACAAAAATAGGCGGTTACTTTATTGGAACCAGTTATGATGGAAAATTATTGTTTAATAAATTAAAAAATAAGGAAATTGGAGATGGAGTAGAAATTGTGGAAGATGGAACTAAAATATGGGAAATTAAAAAACAATATAATTCGGATAATTTTGAAGACGATATTAGTTGCCTGGGTTATAGGATAGATGTTTTCCAAGAATCTATTAATAAATCGTTTTCGGAATTTCTAGTAAATTATGACTATTTGAACCGCATAATGGAAGATTATGGATTTAAGTTAGTAGAAAGAGAGGAGGCTCGCACCATGGGGTTACCTGAAGGAAGTGGTTTATTCAGTGAATTATTTATGAATATGCAGGAAGAAGTAAAACGCAATAGATTAAAAGAAAAAGATTATGGCGAGGCACTGCAAATGAATGCATATGAAAAGAAAATTTCATTCTTGAACAGGTACTTTGTGTATAAAAAAATAAGAAATGTTAATGCAGCAAAAGTTGAACTCGAACAATCGGAAGCTAACATAGCCAGCATTTTAATTAAACCCGCAACATCAACGGAAATAGATACAAAGGCAAAGACAAAAACGACTAAAGAAAAAAAGACAAAACCAAAACTCGAATCAAAGCCCAAAATTCGTAAGTTAGATAGAACAATTGTTTTGGAACAAACAGAATCACAAACAGAATCACATCCAGAAAAAACCAAAAAGGGAAAAGAAAAAAAACCATTGCTTTTGATAGAAGATGATGACGACGAGTAAAAATTAGAGTTAACGTTTATGAAAAGGCTTAAAAAAATAAAAATATTATATAATAACTTAACTAATGAGTTATTACATATTACCAAAAATTTTAAATAATATTACCATTAATGTTGAAACACAAAAAGAAGGTTTAACTCCGCACATATCGCATAGTATTTTTAATTACTATAGAGAAGTGATTGACTTAATTGATAAATTATGCAGAAATGAAACAAGTTATATTTTTAGTAACGCAGCAGAATTATCAAAAATAGTAAACTCTTACGAGTGCATTTTTTCAAAAGTTCCAGGTTCAAAATATTCTGTAAGTAAAATAAAACCATATTCAAGTGTTTTTTATGATTTTTTAGAAATATGTCAAACATTAAATATTTTTGATGCATACAATGAAAAAAATATATTGTCTTTACATTTTGGAAAAAACTATCATTCTACAATAGAATGTATGAACATTATAAGGGAAGAATATGATGATGTAAATTTTGGGTTTAAAGAAATAGACGATTTTTCTATAGAAGACGGCAGGTTAAATAACATTCATTTTTTATTTTATGAATGTAATAGCAACTCTTTTATTGTAAAAGAAAAAACAACATGTGTTAAATATATAAAATTCATAATAAATATCTTAAAAAAACAAAAAGATGGAGGTTGCAGTATTATTAAAATAGATAATTTATTTTATAAACCAATGATAGATATTATATATTTATTGAGCAGTTTATATGACAAGATTTATTTAATAAAACCCAACACTTCCAATGTAACAACTTGTGAAAAATACATAATATGCAAAAACTTCATATATAACAACGAAAAGGTTAAAATATATCTTGAAAAATTGTCTTCCTTTTTAGAAAGTTTTGATAGTGAGGAAGAAAATATTTGTTGGTTGACAAAAGAACCAATACCATATTATTTTTTAAATAAGATAGAGGAGGCAAATATTATTGTTGGACAGCAACAATTGGAGTCATTGGACTTGATAGTTCATATTTTAAAAAATAAAAATAAAGAGGATAAAATAGAAACTTTAAGAAAAATTAATTTGCAAAAATGCATACATTGGTGTGAAAAATACAAAATTCCGTATAATAAATTTTCAGAAAAAGCAAACATTTTTTTATCATTTTTTAAAAATAATAATAATGAAATTGGAAATGAAGAGGGGCTTGAACTTGAAAATGAAGACGGGTTTGAACTTGGAAATGAAGACGGGTTTGAACTTGGAAATGAAGACGGGTTTGAAGTTGGAAATGAAGATGGAGTTAAACTTGGAAATGAATACGGACTTGAAAGTGATGAATCAGAAATTTTTAATAACGGACTTATAAAATTATTCAACAATGAAGCTTGATCCACCGGGAGCCTGGATTAGCGAGAACCCAAGTTTACTAGCATTATCCACCGGGAGCCTGGAATAAAAATGTTAATTTTCAATAAATGAATTTTGTTATTGAAAATGGTAAGGCCTTTGCCTCCCCGAAGGGCGGGAGGGGGCGAGCGGGGGAACCGGGG